AACTGAACTATGTTTCCACGGACCTCGTGTGAAGTCCTGCCGTATTATACTTTATAAAATCAATAAGAAAAAGGGTTGTAACATGAAAAATCTTCGAAACAAATCACATACTAGCAAGTAAAAAATGATTTATTCAACAACAACTATTATTTGTTACAAGTATTATTGTAAATGCTATACTATGGATTTTTCAATACACTTTTCATAAGTTTTTTCAAAAATTTCTTTCTTGCATGGATAGATTTCTCCGTTTACGCCAGTGATAAGCATATCATCTTTTGTCATGAGGAAATCTCCCTCTAGTGTCGGAATGATATAAGAATTGCTGTCATATTGTCTAATGACGTAACCATTGTACATAAACTTAACAGGCATACCGTTAACCACAGTATCAGCGTTCTCTGCTCCGATTCTCATAAGCTCATCAAACGTGATTGCTTCTATCTCAACAGGCTTCTTTACATATTTAGCCATACTTTCACTCCTTATTCAACAAACATCCAATCTTCTGCTAACATATCACTCTGTGATGCTAACCATCCAGGCTGTAACTTTTTATCAGCGGTTCTGAGAACTAGGCAATCATATACATATACTTTATTTTCTTCTGTACATTCTGGATCTTCTGTAGGATTAAACTCTGATAAGTCTGCTTTTGTTCCAAACTGAAAATCAGAGGCATAAAATACATACATCCCTTTTCCGTTCCATCCTTTTCTCGCAACCCTCAACCCACGTTTCATGTACTTAATCGCATCTCCAAATCCAAACGTTGCTTCTCCACCTAAAACTGGGCAATTTGTTTCATCTGCGATTAGCCATTCATTAGACAAAATGTTAGAAAGTGTATATTCAACCCTCTGTGTCTCTCTAATATCAAGTAAATCTCCCTGCCCTTTATCAGAATCTTTTGGTCTGCACTGCATCATAATAGTTTCTTTTTCTGTATCTCAGAACCAAAAGCCACCCCATGATGGAAGTTTTACTTTATGCCCTGCTTTCATAGCTTTAAATGCTTCTTTAAAATTCATTCTTTGTTCTCCTTTACTTTTCGTGTGTTGTCAGTGCGTTTATTAACTCGTCTCTGGTTTTTTTTAGACCCTCGATGTTGTTCCCTGTGATTTTGTTCTCAATCAAGTTAAACATACTTTTCATGACTAAATTTACATCGTCCTGTTGGCTGTTAATTGCGTTGTAGTCACTGTTAAGCTTCTGCTTAATGTCCTTTATATCCGTCTCTATTGACGTTATACGTTGCTCTAAATCGTCCGTAGGCTTCTTGTAATGCTTATAGGCTTTATACAATACACCTATAGCTCCACCAATTGTTATAATCCACCCACACGCAACCATGAATTGATTAATAGTTTCCAAATTATTTACCTCGTGCGTTATTATACCTAGTCGCTGCACCTCTAGCAAATGATGATTGACTTCTGTCCCATCCTGCGGTGTTGAGTCTTTCGTTTTGTGTCTTAAGATTGTTCTGCTTGCAGTAATCTTTATAAGCTTGATTCTGTTTCTGCAACAGTGCAGCCTTTTTCTGATATTCCATATCAAGCTCATGCTTTAAGGCTTCGTCCTTTGCATTATCCACAGCCGTTTTCATGCCGATTAACTGCCGTTTCGTCTTTCTGATACGTCTTTCAAGCTCTCTCTGGCGTTTTCTCTTCTCGTATTCCTTGCGGTTCTCTTCGCTGTCATAGTCCTCGAACGGATTGTTTATTCCATCCCCCGGACCGTGACTATGTCGGCAGTTTGCCCCATGGATTCCCTGCACATTTCCCATACCGCAGACTGAAAAAGGCGGAAATCTTGGGTCATTACCGCTTTTGCTGTAAAACTTGCCTTGCCACCAGAAATGATTGGTTAAATTATCCCCACCGTTTCCGATTCTGGCTCCCAGATGGGCAGATGTTAGGGTAATATCCCAATCCATCTCGTCCATACGTGCGTCTGTAATATCTGCTGCCATCTGGCTTACACCAGTACGGACCGCTCTCGCTGTAGCTGTCTCTATGCTGTCTCTACGTCCGCTAGGGTATGTTACGTCTGCACCCTTGTCTATAATGTCGTTAACAGCTTCTTTGACCGCTTCTGTGTAGCTTGTTGTACCGCTTGCAGTTTGGTTATATGCCTTGTCCACTGCATCTATGTAGTTATCGTGGCAGGCGTTCGGCATTGTACCGGTGTAGTTATGCATCTCTCCCTTGGTCTTTTCATAATTCCTCTGCAACAATCGTTGTAGATAAGGACTTTCCCCGAGTGGTTTTGGTTCAAGACCTGCCTTTTTATACACCGCATCATCCCATTCTATAGCCTTTATACCTGCTTCTTTCATTGTTTGTGCGATTGTATCAATGCCTATCTTTGTTGTTTGTGCAATCTCTTTCTGTACCGCTTGCAAGATATACCCTGCATCCTGCAATACATCCATTTGCCACTTGTCAATAGGAGTAAAAAGGTAATCTTCCCCACGTCCTAGCCTTATCATCATTCGTTCGATAATCACAGATACAATTTTGTTATGCAGTTCTTCCGCCTGCTTCTCTGCTTTCTCTGGCACATACCATAAGTAATCTGGCGTTAGCATTATTCTTCATCTCCCCCGAATAAGTCTGGCTCTTTCGGTTGTGCTTCTTCTTCAAGTGCTTTTGCTTCTTCTTCACTGAATCCCTCAAATTTTGTTAAATAGTACCAGAAAGGAATCTTGCCGCTTACAACATAGCTATACCAACGAGAACGGTCCTCGTCCTCATTGTATGTTATGTCTCCAAAGTCATAGTAAGTCTCATACGGTCCACTTGGTGCTAATTGGTACAGATCAGCAAAGATATTAAGTGCTGCAATCAAATCATCCATGCAGAACTGTAGCTTGTCCCTAACGTCCTTGATAAACTGTATTGTTCTCTGCTGCTCTGCTTCTACGCCTGTAGCTGTTTGGATGCCTGTAGTCTCATTAAACACAAAGTATCCATTGGAGAATCCGCATTTATACCCAATCTGTGACAGCAGGGCATTGATTCCTGTCAATCGTGTATCTGTGTTGAGACTTGGGTTTACCTCTTGATAGAATCCTTTAATGTCTGTGCTGTTTACATTCTTAACAAACTCTGGTAATCTCAACCGCTTCTTGCTTCTCTCAAATCCATCTTGAGTATTGTTTACCCTTGTACCAGTCTCCATTAACTTGTCGGAGTCTAGCAGCAACATTCTTCGGCTGTCGAATATCTCTGTTGCGTTCCTGCTGTATGCAGTGTCTAAATCTTTTAGCTCTTCTATTGCTTCGTAAAAAATAGGCAATCCTAAACTACAATGCAAGTCTACATTGTTCGCCTGCGGAGTCCTAAGAACTGCATACAGGCGTTGTCCGTTCAGATTTGCAAGTCCTACATCTTCTAGTTCTCCACGCCAAGGTGTCTCGTCTATGTCAATTGGCTTTCCTGTATCGTTTGCATCCTTAGAAGCATAGCACCTGTTTGTGATCTGATACACGTCCTCAATATATCTGTGATATTCTAGTTTAGTGTAGTATGTCCTGCCATCACTGGAAATTTCACGATGTACAAACACAATTCCTTGAATCTCTCCATTGCTTTCGTCTGTTACAATAAAGTTTTCTGGCGTAATCAAGTCCACACTTGAGCCGTTAGGCTTTAATACAACTGTACCGTATGCACAGCCATATTCTACATGGTGTCGCACCTGCTCCAATTCCTTGTCAATCTGTTCCTGCAACCAATTAGCTCTTGCACTGCCATCTATCTCTATACCTATTGCAAGGGTAGCAAGGCGTGCTGTCTCCGAGCATACCGCTTTTGCAAAGTTGATAGTCTTTATATGCTCGTCCTTGTCTAACCAGTACGGACTGCCCTTATAGATGTACGCACATTTTTCTATAACTCTCTGCATCTCTGGACTAGTCGCAGTGTCTATCTTAAATTCTTCTCTTGCCCTTTGTCTAAAAAGGGCACTTAATATCTCTTTCATTCTGCTAAATATACCCATCTATTCCACCGCTATCAGTTTAACGTTTCCGATTTTTGTTTCTATATCTCCTTGTATCAAATCGCCATTAATCGTAAGCCAAACCCCACCATCATGGATAGATATTTTTTCTATATTCTCGATGCCTAACATTACATTTCCAATTTGTATACAAGTTACATCTTTTAAATTTATCATCATTGTTTTTGTCTCCTTTATGCACTCTCGCCACGTCTCATACTCATTGGACTTGTCGCATACCTTAATGCATCAATAAAATGATCGTTGCCGTCTGGATAATCTGCCTTGATTTCTCCGTTTTCATCTACCTCATGCTCGTAGCTTATTACCTCTTCATACAGCCGTGGAGTTCTCGCAGGGTCTATGACTAATGTCCTGCACTGCAACCATTCATAAGAGTATTTACGACTACCCGGATATACGTTTGTTTTGTTTGCAACAAGTCCTGCATCTCTAAAGTCTAAGATGCTTTCTATCTCGTCAGCTCCACAACTAATACTATAGTCGTTGTATCCCTTACCTATAATCATCTGTGACATTGCAGTGTTGCGGATTTTTTGACCGCCCAACTCGTCTATGCACAAGATTTTTTGTGATGCAGGCATATATGCACATCTGACAAATGCTTTCGGGTCTGGATAGTATCCCCAGTCCTGCCCTTGATATATTTTTTCCTGCCTTGCTATTTCTTCGTCCGTGATCGTGCGGATTTCCAGAAGCTCAAAAATATTTGTTCCCAGTCCTACAGGGATTCCCAGATACTCATGCTTGTATGCACGTTCATTCGTTTCTTTTAAGTAGTCTGCATCGACATAGAACTGAGGTCCTAACCACTCCGCAGGAACCGTTGTATAATTACTCTTATGCCTATAGCTGTCCTCTCTTGCTTCTGCTACATACTTATTCGCCCAGTTATTAATGCTGATTGGTGGGTTAAATGTCTTAAATACAACAAACTTAGGACCACCACGCAATATAGATTGCTGTACTGTTCGGATTTCTTCAATGCCTGCGAACTCGTCTAATTCCTCGAACCATAAATATTTTATATATCCTTTAGACACCTTTACAGACTTTGACTTTTTAGCTTTGTCAAGACCTCTG